CCACTGATTAACCAAGAGCCCCGCGAGCATCGAGCCTGCCGGAACGCGATACTGTGGTGGTAAGCGCAAACCGGAGGGTGGGGCAGTATAACGGCTTGCCATGGAGGGACGACAATGACACGTTTTTTCGCTAGTAAGTACCCCGTAACATACCCAGGAACGATGGAGAACAACGTAATGCCAAAGCTCCCGGCGGCTACCATCTTCACGATTGCGGCCATAAACGGGAATATGTTCGAGTTGGAGCCCCTGCAAAAGATCAAGGGCATGCAGTACCCCATTATGGTAGATGCCGCGATGCTGGCCGCTGGTTTTACTGAACAGGAGCACATAGACGCATAACAGGTTGCTGACGTGCAGCCTGGCTGGGAGGTAAAAGTGGCCAGACATGGACAGGAAGTAGAAATGCACAACGAAGTAACGCGAGAAATTATTGTGGGGCTCATGGTCGATTATGACAAGCTGCCTCTTAGCGTAATTTCTCGCAATATAATGGGACTGCTGGCACGGAGAGGGTACGAACCTCAAATTCTGGCCTGTAACCAACTCATGGACGGCACTCGGATTTAACTTCTGGCCCGGTCACCTAAAACTATTCACCATCCCGCGCTCATGCTGTAAAATCCTCGCATGAGCCAAAAAATCGACAGCCGCCTCCATCTGGGGAAATACAACCTCGGGGACTTAGTAGAAACCCCTGGGGGTTTACTCGTATCCGCACAGTCCATCGAGCCCTTGATAAAGTCAGAGGCCCGTAAACTCGCTGCCGAACAGGGCAACAATACCCCCGCCTTTTTCTCCAAACATCAACTCTTCCAAAACATGATGTACTATGGTGCCCGCGCAAAGCCGCAGGGGACGCCGAACTTCGCCTCTCTGTACGAAGCGGCGAACACCTCTTTCATCGACCGCATTTTGGTCCGGGCTCGCTCGAACCGATATAAACAGATCTGGCAGAAAGCGGTGACTGGGAAGTCCGTTGGTTTCCGTGTTGTCCATGAACAGTACGACGATCCGAAGTGGCGGCCGACCGACGATATTATCCGTCGCTGCAAGGAGATGGAAGATCTTATCGCAGACCCGACGCCAACTGAGTTTACCCGGTTCTATCCGCAGGGAGTGGTCCCCCACGAATCAGGTATCAAGGACATGGTGGCCAGGCTGGTCCGAGCGGAGCTCATCATAGACCGAAAGGTTCTTTATCGAGGCCGGCGCCGTGACGGGAAGGGATACGCTTTTTTTCATTGGGTGCCGGGGCAGAGCGTTTATCCTGTTCACGAAGCCCTGAAGCGGTATGAGGAAAAACATCGCAAACCTGGCGACAAGACCAAAATGGGGTTCGACCAGCTTGTCAACCGTGCCAGTGCCTCCTACGGGGTAGACCTCACTGACAAGGATTATATCCAGATCGACAAAGTGGGCGAAATCTGCGGGGCCTTCACAGCCGACGAGATCAGTATCCACATAGCCAACCCCTCCGACGAGATGGACCGGTTTGGGTTCGGGGAAAGCCCGCTGGAGATATCCCTGGACGTCACGGCTATGATTCTTGACGCCTGGCGGTACAACCAGGAGCTGTTCAACTCCAACTATCCGGAAGCCTTTCTGGAGGTAGTAGGGGAGTACGACAAGCTAGGTCTGGAAGCCTTCAAACTCCAGATGGCTGCCGACTCGGGCCGGGGCAACAATAAGCGTCTGCCAGTAATTGCCAGTTCCGGCGACCAAAACCAGGGCGCAGACGCCATGAAGTTCAACGTCCACAAGCTGCGTGACAACCCCAAGGATATGCAGTTCGACAACCTCTTTCGGATGATGTGCAACATCAAGTGTGCCGCCTATGGTGACCACCCGTCCGTGATTAACTTCATTATGGACGGTGGTGGCGGTGGGTCGTCACTGTTCGGGCACAGCCCAAAGGATGAAATTGAGAGTTCCAAAGAACACGGATTTTTGCCGTCTCTCCTGGATATGGCCTCATGGCTGACCCGCTCCATCATCAAACCAACCTACTCCGACCTGAAGTTGATTATCGAAGGCTTCGACCAGGGCGACGAGAAGCAGCGACAAGACATCTTCCTCAACAAGATCAAAACCTACCAGACCAAGAACGAGGCCCGCATGGCGGATGGTTCGGAACCGGAAGGGTTCTGGCTGCCGAAAGAGGAATACGACAAGCTGGCCGAAGACGACCCGAAACGTGCCCAGTACGACGGCAACCCCTACAACTATCCTGCCGATGCCCCAGTGGCCACCTACATCACGGCGCTGGCCTCCAAGGCGCAGATGGAGTCGATGCAGCAACCAGGGGGCGACCCGGATGCGGACCCCGACGATCCGAACGGAGACGGCGGCGATCCGAACCAGCCCCCGGAAGACGACGGGTCCCCGTGGGCCGCTGCCGGTGACCAAAGCATGCCGATGCAAAAATCCAGACCGGAAGTAAAGTATCTAAAAATCAGTATTGAGGGGTAGACGATGGCCTGCTTGTGTGCGTGCGGACGGGTAATCGATTGCGGGGAAACAAAGTGTTCTCTTTGTGAAGACGACGAACAGAGCGGCACCGGGTTCTACGTTCTCCCCCCTGAAGAGTTGCCAAAGTCCGGTCTCGGAATGCAGTGAGTGATGCATGCCTTGAATACCCTAGTTTCCATAGGGCGGCGGCGGACATAGCCAACATACGGATGTTTTTGTATTTCCAAGAGGTGGACAAGATGATCAGACATGAGTGTCCGGTGCTTGCCATTCACGGCCATTGCGGGAAATCAGAACAGTGCAAAAATTGTCAAGCGAGGAAATGAATGAGTTGTTTCGGTGTGCAGTGCCACGACTGCCCGGTTTTTAAGGACTGTAAAATGATCAAGGAGGTTTTGACATGATAGGATGGCTGAAGCGCGTCTGGGTGATTTTGGCAGTAGTGGTAGCAAACATGATCATCTTTGGACCAGGCGCAAAATACATCGTCAGCACGTTCGGCAATACTTTCGATGACGCCGCCACGCTCATCTTTAATCTGTCATCATGTTTCCTTGCCCTGTTATTTGTGGATCTACTTTTCGATCATCGCAAAGACTGGGGGATCTTCCCGGAGCTGAGTATCGATACCTGCCATAAGTCCGCGCAACGGACCCCCATCGGGGCTGCCCTTGTCTGGATCGGCTATATCTGGCTGATAGTTACAATACTGACCATCTGCGTGCCACGGGCGCACGCCGGCATGATTGAAAAGGCTGCGCCTTACCTCCCAAAACTGTCGAGTGCAATCGATAAACACTGGCCGACGTTGACGGCCCGCCACTTTCCCGCTGGCCAGGTCGAGCGGGAAAGCGAGTGGAACAGCCGCGCTCAGTTGAAGACGTCTCGGGAGCTGGGGAGAGGGCTTGTACAGTTGACTATTGCTTACGACAAAGCCGGCAAAGAAAGATTTAATTCATATCGGGATGCTATGGCGTATAAATCCGCTAAAGATTGGAATTGGCGCGATGACCCGTTTAATCCTGGCTATCAATTACAGGTGTTGGTACTCCGAGACCGGGATGCGTTCCGCAGAGTGCGGCCGTTTATGATCAGCGATGAAGAAGCCCTAAAAGTGATGGCAGTAATTTATAATGCGGGCGAAGGTAGGTATTTGGCTCGGAAAAAATATGGTCAGTTGCACGGATTCAAAGTAGACCGGTGGGATAGTGGGGGCCTTGCCGACGCCCACAGCCCGAAGGAAAACACTAAACTATACGGAGAGCCATTGTGGCAGGCGGTAAACCGCTACCCAAAGGCAGTCATGGGTATGGCGGCCAAGTACAAAGGGATGGTGTGATTTTTTAACAATTAATGCAGCTACTCCGGCCAGAGGAAAAGTGGGAACCCTTACCACCTGCTGCATTGAATACAAAGGGGCTTTCAAGGGGAAGCGGGCCATGGAAACAAAAGAATGCACTAAATGCAGCCAAATTAAGGATGTTGTTCTTTTCAACAAAAGAATGAAGTCTCTCGACGGTTATATGCCTAAATGCCAAAGCTGCGAGAAAGAATATAAAAATACGGATAAGTATAAAGAAAGTAACCGGATTAGGTGTAAAGAAGATTACAAGAAAAACACCACTATCAGAAAAGCAGCTGTCCATACTTATAAGCAAACCGAACGAGGCAAAGAGGGAGAAAGCAAGCAGAGAAAGAAATATAGAGCAGAGTATCCTTTAAAGTACAAAGCACATGGGATAGTAACTCGCGCTATATTGTCTGGTAAATTACTTAAACAGAATTGCGAAGCCTGCGGGTCTACCAATGGAGTTGAAGCGCATCACGAAGATTATAATAAACCACTGGATGTAAATTGGTTGTGCGTTCCCCATCACATTGCGAGGCATAAAGAGATAAATGACAACGTTATCAGTTGAGCATAACCTCTCCAATGAGGAACTTACCAAGGCAATCATCGGCCTGGCCAAAAGCCACGGGCTGGAGTACGAACTTCATGAGTGCCTATCAAAGGCCCGGAAGGACGATACCCCGGTCGTGCCCCGCGACCCCCATGTTGCCAAGTTGATGCAGCAGTTTAGCCGAGAGTACACAAAGGCGGCCGACTGGACACGAGTGTTCCTTGACCGGTTCATTGCCGGCGCCGAAACGGCAACCGGGATGAAAAAGGGATTGTGGCTGTTCAAGGCCACGAAATCGGCGCGGGTAGATATTGACGGCCCGCTGACCAAAGAGGATATCCGCTACATCCAGGATTCGATCCGGGAGCGGTTCGGCTACATCGCCAAGAATCTGGAAAGCGACTTCACCCCCGACAAGAAGCTGCTGCAAAAATGGCAGGACCTGGGGATCATCGACCCCAACGTTACGATCCGGGATTTCATCTCTGCCAACGAAGCCGGTAAGCTGGTCCGCAACGCCTTCATATTCGGGAGGATGCACCACGCCATTGACCAGGGCGGGATGACCTTTGAAGAGATCCTGAAGCTTGCTGTCGAAGCGCCGTTGACGAAGGCGAACAAGCATGCCATTGAGGCTGCCGAAAGGTCCGCTGCTCAATACGTTACCAAGTTCGGTGAGGATATCGTCACAGAGGCCGGGCGACTGATTGACGCCAAGAACCGGCAGATCATCCACAAGATGGTGGTGGACGTACACCGGCAGAATCTCCAGGCGCTGAAGTTGCGGGAGGATGCCCCGGACCTGGCCGTCACGAACTGGCGGCAACTCTCCAGCGAAATGTATCACTCTATGGCGGACAAGGCCCGCGACTGGGACCGCATCGCTTATACCGAACTGACCAACACCAACCTGGAGGGCAGGGCGCACGGGCTGCTACAGAAGTACGGCCCGGACCAACTGGTTTATAAGTCCCCGCTGCCGACCGCGTGCGAACAGTGCAA